AAGATGTATATGTTGTAGGAATAGATGAAATTGTTGTTGTTGCACCTGACAAAGTAGTCGTAGATAACAAAGTCAAACCACCAGCAGGCGCAGCCCAGCTTGGAACTCCCGCTGCAACTGTAAGCACATTTCCTGTTGATCCAATTCCAAGTCTTGTGTTTGTGTTTGAAGTTGATGAACGAAATTCAATATCACCAAGAGTTGTTGATGGGTTTAATGCTTTTGTTGTTGTATCAACAGATGAACCAAGCGTGCGAATAGCAGCTGCGCCATCTTTAACCAGCGCGGTGTCGTCTGGTGTTGTCCAGCCATAATTGGTAGTAGTTGCCATATTGTCCTTTATCTCAGGCTACGATTGTAGCGTATTCCCATGTCAATGTTGGGCTTAAAGTGTTCCATGCCTCTGTAATTGGTGTTGTATTCCAACGCATCGCCACTTGACTATAAGCCACAGGTGACAAGTTAATTGTTAGGAATAATTCGTTAAACCTTGTGCTCCATGACCAGCCTTCAACATATCCTTCAAACTCACCGCCTGAGATTTGATCAGGCAGGTTTTGCAGGTTTAGCGGTTGCCCCATGAATACGCCAAGCAGATTATCCCGATCACTATTGTCAATCTCTGGATTTGTAATTGGGAAAGTAATGCTTTGGAATGCTGGTTGTGGGAATGCTCGTTGAGCAATATAACGATCTGCCACAGCTTGAGCATCTACAGCTGAGTGAATGGTTGATTGCACGCTCTCGGCTTTGTAACCATAAGTTGCAATTGATGTTGCAGATGTAGCAGTTTTTTCTAAACCAAAATTAGAACCATAATTGATTATAATGTCATTGCGAATATCACCTGATCGAGTAATTGTGCTTAAACCTTGACCAAGTGCATGTCTAGCATCAAGATCAACATATCCGTATGTGAGCAAATAATTCTGCCTGTGGTCTGCATCGGCATACCCAATGTTTCCTTCATTGTCCTCATATAAATAACCAAATGCTGAGTTAGCAATCAGGCTTGCAATGTTGTAAATCGTATCTGGCGTTTCTGTGCCACTTCGATTTTGCATTGTGTATAAGCCTGGAGTGTCAATCTCACCAAGTCCAAGATTTAGCGCATTAGCCCATGTTTCAGTTGCATCGTATCCTGCCCAAGTTGTAGCTGCTGGCACATCATTCCAAGCACCAAGTAATACGCTAGACAATAAAGCGTATATCTGATTGCCATCCTCATCTTGTGAAACAGCATCGGCATATAATTCTTTTGCTAACTTAACAAGTGATCCCATTGCAAGGACTGTGTATTGAATAACAGTTGCATTTGATCCAGTTGCGCCAACGCTGACTGTAATATCAGTTATGTCGCCACCAAAGATATTGACATAAGCAGCTGATGTGTCCTTGACTTGCAAACTTAAACTGTCGTTAATATCAAATGGCAATGTTTGCCCAGTTAATGCCACAAATGTAATTTGCAAGTAAGATGGATTTGGTTGCTGGTAAATATCTGTTCGACCAGCCTGATGCTGAATATCGCTTATTGCAATGTCTGTGTAATCAACACCTGCAACTGTAAGTTTCCAATCGGGTGACCAAGCGGTCATTATCTGCCTACTGTTCCGCCGACTAATAATCCTGCTGATCTTGCTGCGCTTTGATTAAGCACACCTGCTACAGCTCTTGCAGCACCTTCGCCATCAATAGCATTTACAGTAATGTTTGTAACTCCACCGCCTGTTGTGTAACCGCCATTTGGTCTGCTTGGAAGTGCTGGCAACTTAGCCGATGGTGCTGGGTTAGGCAATGCACCAATATTAACTCCGGGAATTATATTTACAGCTCTAATTAACTCATTTGCAAGTGATACAACCAAGCCAATTGCTTCTCTAAGGAATGTAATAAATCCTGAAATGATGCCTGAGATACTTGCAATGGTTCTGCCAAAACTTGCAGCACCTTGCTGAGTTTCTGACAAGGCTGCATTTAATCCTGCATCACCTGTAAGTCCTGCAATAAATCCGTTAAGTGCCGGAACACCAACATCGTTAATAAATGTAATAAACTTTTCTACCTGTGGAAGCAAGGCTGTGCCTAGACTTTCCTTAGCCTCATCAAATCCAACCTTCAAGCGATCAATCTTGCCTTGAAAGGTTTCAGCGTTTGTAGCTGCTGCGCCACCATAGAGTTCAGATAGTTTTGCCTGCACTTCTGTGAAAGTTAATGTTGAGAGTTCGGCTTTAGATAATCCAAGTCCTAATCTGCCAAGAGCCATTGTGTTGCCATCTTGCGCACGACCTAATGCGTTGGCAACTGTTTCTAATTCAATGCCTTTGCCTTTGCTAATATCTAAAGCAAGGCTTAATAATCTTTGTGCTTCACCGGTATCTTTTGTGCTGACTGCAAGTCTTTGCATTGCTGGTCTAAGCTGATCATCGGCAACACCAGTCGCTAGAGATGTTTGCAGTATAAAATCCTCAGTTGCCTTTATTTGGTCATTGGTAGCACCTGTGGCAGTCCGTAACGCATTGGCTAACCTAAGTTGTGCAGCCTCATCCTCTATCGCAGCCTTGACCCCATCAATGGCTAATTTAGTGCCATAAGCAACGGCAGCAGCAGCAGCAACTGCAAAAGCAGCAGCAGCCTTCTTTCCAAACTCTGAAATCTTACTTGCGTTGTTTTCAACAGCATTATCAGCTTCGCCTAGTTTCTTTTTAAGATCATCAACATCGGCAAGGATCGAGAGTTTAAGCGTGCGATTACCAGTAGCCATTAGACCCATTCCTTAATAATGCGATCAAAACTTTGTTCCCACTTGTTAATCAATTCAGGCTGAATTCTGCGAAGGGTTGGATAGATAAACCATCCACGAGATCCACGACCTTGCCGTCCTGAATATGTAGGAAACTGTTTGAATTTGTTAGAACCAAACTCAACGCCACCCCATAAGGTCTGCGTATCAGCACCGCCTGAAAACTTTTGTCTGGCAAATCCATAACTGAATGTTCCCAGTTTTGCAGCTTGTGTTTTAGTTGATTTTGAAACGCTGACGCCATCTGCAACTCTTTGCGCAACTTTGCCTGCCTTTGTTCTTGTTCCAGCTGCTTTTTTAATTTCCTCAGCCGCATAATTTGCCAAAGCAATAGACTGAATTGCAACTTGAGTAGTTGCTTCCTCGTCCATAAGTTTGAAGGCTTTTTTAATATCGCGTAAGTCTTTTTGGCTATAAGCAATAGTTTCACTTGCCATACCTCGCCTCCAATACTTCGATCGCTGTTAAAATGTCGTCTGCGTCAACCCATTCACTCATTGGTATCTGTGTGGCAATTGCCAACTCAACCAATAATCTGTTTAGGCTTCCTGCTGGATGACTTTTGGGTCTGCATCACCAACTATTACATCGGCAATAGTTTCCATCCAAGCATCAAATGCTTTAACTGGTTTTCCAGCAGCTTCACGCTTATGAGCGTTGTATGCTAAAAACATCAGATCCCACATTCCAAGTTTTTCTTTTGCTTGGCTTATGGTGTGCCCAGTTGATTTTTCCCACTTAGCCCACTCAGGCGGTTGGGCTACATAAGTTGCTTGCTCGCCTGAGTTATATTCAATTGTGATTGGTAACTTCATTTTTTTGCTCCCGTTTTTTTATTATAGTGATTCTGTTACTGCACCCTTAGATACTTTGAAAGTAAATGTTGCAGTTTGCGCATCTGCGCCTGTTCCACCAACTGGTGCTGGATAAGCTGGTAGGCAGTCGAATGCAAAAGTGTGTCCAGTTGTCACAGTCATTGTAACTGTAAAAGTTGTATCTGGTGAATTGTCTGCTGCTGCCCATAGAGCCTCACATACTGAATTTGTCTTGCCCCAGTCTGCAAGAATTTCCATTGTGAATTCCGCTTCAACATTGGTTGTTTTGTAAGCCTCACCATCAAGTGTTTGGTAAGTTTGACGATCAATTGTTTTTGTCAAAGTCGCTGAAAGTGCCTGTGCATCAATGTCTGTTCCGAGTGAACCTGAAAAAGACAGCGATACATCACGACCGGTGATTACTTGGGTTGCCATGATTGCTCCTTATATTGTTCTTGTGTAGTAGGTAGAAACTCGAACATCTGCAATTAGCAGCGTTGATGCTCCAACTGTTGTTACTGTTGGTCTTTCGACCGAGCTGACAATATATCCATTTGGAATTACTGCCAGAACACTTATGACTAGCTGCTCGATATTGTCGAGGGATGCAGGATTGCTGTTATATGCAACTGCAACTGAGATTGTAAAATTAACTTTGGCACGAATGTTTGATTTGCTAATTGTTTCAAATTCTAGGTATGGGCTATCTGGAACAACTACAACAGCTGGTGGAATAACTGTTTCAGGCACGAATGCATAAACATTTCCAGCAACGCTAGATAACGCGCTTGCTAATGGTGTGCGGATTTGTTGAAGGATTGTTTCATTAGGCATTTATTGACACATACTTTCGGGATCAATGTATGAACCAAGTAAGCCAACACATTTGTTAAATAATGATCTGCCCATGCGGAAAGGAGTTGCTGTAAAATCTACTCCTTCAATTTGTCCTCCGCTTGCAAGTCTTGCTTGAAAGACTTCGACTGAAACTGTGTAAGTGGCTGATTGAACAGCTGCGTTTCCAACATAAGTTGATGCACCAGATAAGGTAGCAACT